ACAGGCCATCGGGCAGGACAGCCACGACTACAAGTCTGGCAAGCACGCCCGAACCATGAGAAACGATAGCTGGGGACAGGCTGGCGATGCTGGCGACATCTTCCCGAAGCTTAAGAACCCATACGTTCCGAAGCCATTCGGTGATTACACCATGAAGGGCGAGAAGGGTGTGGACAAGTCCAACACCGATTGGAGCATGTGGAAGTCTGGCGATACATGGCCGGACCTGAAGAACCCATACGTCCCGAAGGAAGCCGGTGGCACCGGAGGCAAGGGCTTCAAGATGAAGAACGGCAAGGAAACCGATCTTGTCGTAGACCGCTAAGCAAATAAGGAGCAGACATGGATCAAATGTTACTGATTGATTGCTGTGTCGGCTCTGGATTTGAACTTGAACTAAGTGAGGCTACTACTCGTAGTGGCCTCGCAAAGTTCCGAGGGAAATTCCAAGAAGCTGAGGCGATCAACAAAAACAAGAGAATGTATCCCTACGACGTTCTTAACGAGAACGTCGAGCGCCTTCAAGAAGCGATCAAAGATCGTCGTCTGGTAGGCGAGTTGGATCACCCAACGGACAGCATTATCCACTTCGCCAACTCTTCTCACGTAGTTACCAAGCTATGGTGGGATGGGAACATCCTCATGGGCGAGGGAGAGATTCTGAATACGCCGAACGGAAAGGTGCTTAAGGCACTGATCGACGACGGTGTGAAAGTCGGAATTAGTTCGAGAGGAGTCGGAAACGGCAAGGTCAACGAGGACGGCATCCTCGTCATCGGCGAGAGTTACAAGCTTATCACCTTTGATGCTGTTGCCGATCCATCGACTTTCGCTGCGTTCCAAGAAAAGGTCGTATCCAAAGATGAGTCATACAGAACCCGTGTGGCGTCTGTAAGAACCAGTGAACGTAATAATTCTGCTGTGAAAAATGAAAGCACTGGCATACATACCCTTAACAAAGAGTTGCTGATCGCTTATCTAGGCGGCTTTGTGAAATCTCAATCAGAGAAATTTAAGTCGAGGTTAGGCTGATGAGTGGTAAGGAGTGTTTCGAATGTGGCAAACAAGCGAAACATGAACATCACGTGGTCCCCAAGACTTTAGGTGGCACCAAAACAGTACCTCTCTGTGAGGAATGCCACTCAAAGGTACACAACAAAGATCTGTCTGTTAGCAAGCTTCAAAAGGAAGCTGTAAAACGAACAATCGAGTTGTTTAAGAAAGAGGGTAAACAGTGGGGAGGAGGCGGTTGGAATAAGACCGACCCAACCATCTACCCTGAAGTGGTGAACCTAAGAAATGATGGAATCAAACTCAAGGATATTGCTGCTAAATTTGGCATCAGCATCCCGACAGTCTGGAAGATCCTTAAGTTTCGCACACAAGAGGAAATAGTTACCTGTAACTAAATTGTCGAGGTTAGGCTAATGGACAAAATCACTCAAGCATTGAAGAAGATCCTTCCGGCTGAACACGTCGCCGAGGTCGCCAAAGCTGTCGAAGATATGATGGCTGAGCGCTATGAGGAGCAAGAGGCTGAGTTCCAAAGCAAGTTGGACGAGGCATACGAGCAACTCACCGAAGAGCGCAAGCGTGACGAAGCCATTGCACAGCAAGGCTATCAGCAGGCTTATGAGATCATCGCTTCCCTGATGAATCGTCTTGATGAGCAGCGCGAAGAGTTCGAGACTGCTCTCGAAGAGGGATTCGAAGAAGCTTACAACGAGCTTCAGCGCGAAAAGGGCAAGAACGGTAACGTAGAAGTGGAACTCTATGAAGAGTTCGACCGCAAGCTCAAGGAAATGAAGGCCATCATGGTTGATAAGATCGACCAGTTCATGAGCCTCCAAGAGCAGGAGATCTACGAGTGCGCCAAGCGCGACCTTCTGTCCGATCCGCGTGTACTGGAGCAAAGGGTCGCCGTCGAGAAGATGGCCGAGATCCTGTCCGACTACATGTCGAACGACGATTTCACCGGAGTTGCTTCCGCCAAGCTGGAAGAAGCTTCGAGAACGGTCGAAGCCCTCAAGGGTCAGGTCCGTCTGTTGGAATCGAAGAACGTCAGACTGTCTGTACAAAACAACAAACTCAACGAGCAGGTGGAAGAGGCTCACAGCCTAATCACCGAAGCTACGAAAGTTGAACGCAAGGTAAGAACGAATAAGCGTGGAAATGCAAGTGGGCGTGGACAAAGAGTCGTGAACGAGCAACTCATCAGTGAGTATGCTGCTCCGACTGCATCGGCCAATGATCAAGACCTGACGGAAGGTCACGATCCATTGAACGATCTTCTGGTTCTATCGGGTCTCGCAGAGAACCGGTAACTTATAACAAGGACTTAAACAATCATGAATGCACGTTTCCTTAACGAAGCACGGCAGATTGAAGCCAGATGGTCTAGGCCACTGAGAAACGGTAAGTCTCTCCTTGATGGAATTTCTGACCGTTACGAACGCGCCACGACCGCTGTGATGCTGGAAAACCAGCGCCTTATGAATGAGGCGATGACCGACACCGGTGACATCGCTCAGTTCAAGAGGATTTCCATCCCGCTCGTTCGCAGAATCTATCCGCAGTTGATCGCCAACAAGATCGTTAGCGTTCAACCGTTGCTCGGCCCAACCGGTTTGGTTTACTACCTGCGGTTCCGCTACAGCAGCAACAAGGGTGCTATGAGAGGCGCGGACCTCAACTCTGGCTACCCGACCGACGATGCCACATCGCTACAGCAGTTGGCATCCGGTGACGGCAACCTCGACATCTACTACACCCACCAGTTCGTACAGAACGAGAGTTCCTCGACTGACAATGGTGGTGACACGACCGCCGTGTACGCTCCACTGGAGCACACGCCGATCCTCGCCGGTACGATGACGGGAACCGTCTATGATGGCTCTGTCGCTATCCAGACCTTTGTGGTCGCGGAAAACGGCACCTTCACCTTCACCGACATTGGTACTCCTTCGCCGAAGGCATCCAGTGGTACGCTCGACCTGATCACAGGTGAGCACACACTGACATGGACTTCCGATCCGGGTCCGTCGCACACAGTTGTATCTTATGAGTACAATCTTGAGTGCAACCAAGATCTGCCCGAAGTGAACATCGTTGTCGAGTCCGAAGAGATTGCGGCTAAGACCCGTAAGCTCAAGGCCGTGTGGAGCTATGAAGCTCAGCAAGACCTGCGTTCCCAGCACAACCTCGACGCCGACGCTGAGTTGACCGCCGTTCTCGCACAAGAGATCAACCTCGAAATCGACCGTGAGGTTCTTACAGACCTCCGTAACAACGCAGGCACCATCGCTGTATGGGATTTCAATACCGCATTGGGTGATACAATTAAGGAAAAGTACGAGTCCTTGTATGTCAAGGTCGTAGAAGTTTCCAACGTCGTTCACCGTAAGACCCTGCGTGGCGGTTGCAACTGGCTTGTAACTTCCCCAGAAGTCGCCTCCGTCTTCGAGACGGCCACCGCTGGTTTCGCACCAGCACCATCTGAGACGTTCACTTCGTCGCTGGGTATCCAGTACGTCGGAACGATCAACAACAGATGGCGTCTGTATAAAGACCCCCTGTTCCCACAAGGTCAGATCCTTCTGGGTTATAAGGGAGACTCATATATGGATTCGGGCTACTTCTATTGTCCATACGTGCCCTTGACACAGACACCTGTGGTCTTGGACCCAGAGAGCTTCTGCCCGAGAAAGGGAATTTTGACCCGTTACGGGAAGAAACTTCTGCGTGAAGGAGCAAAATTTTACGCAAGGATGAGCATCGCCAACTTCATCATCTAAGGATGATGGGCGACTCATAGAAGTCGAAAACTAAGAAAACGCCCTTGCACTGCAAGGGCGTTTTCGTTTATGATTAGCTGTAGACTTTCAAGCTTAAACAATGGAGGCAAGGATGCCAAGCGGCGGACACAACAAGCTTACCATCGAGCAGGTCAGATCCATCTTTCAACAACATGGCTGGACCTTGCTCGAAACCGAGTACAAAACCAACAACACCCCCATGAAGGCAATTTGTCCTTGTGGCGAAGATATTCATGTGCGTCTTGCTGCTGTTCAGGAAGGGCGTCGTTGTCAGAAGTGTAAGGGGAAGAAGAAATCATCAGAACTGAAAGTGACAGATAAGGCTCTGCAAGAATTTTGTGAATCGCAGGGGTGTAGATTTGTGTGCTCGTGGATCAAGTGCAAGAAAACACGCATAGAGTACATCTGCAAGTGCGGCAGGCAGTGCGAAGCATACTGGTGTAACTTCAAGAAATACCCCAACTGTAAGAAGTGCGGCTCGGCCAAGATCTCTGGCCCGAACTGCTACATGTACGACCCAGACAGAGAAGCAGTGGCCTTCCGCAAGAAGTTCCGCAAGACCTGTGAGCGGATGATCCGCAGGTTCCTCAAGAAGACTGGTGAGAAGAAGACGAAGCACACCCACGAGCTTCTGGGTTACACGCCACAGGAGCTTCAAGAGCACATCTTAAACCATCCGAACATGAAGAACTGCGAAGGGCAGGAGTGGCATGTGGATCACATCTGGCCGATTCAGGCGTTCTTAGACCACGGAATCTTCGACTTGAAAGTGATCAACGCTTTGGGTAACTTAAGACCGATCCCCGGAAGGGAGAACTTGTCGAAGGCTGACAAGTATGAT